TTTTGCTGTGTGTTGTGTATAGCGGCAGGGTTTGTTGCTAGTTCTTTAATGTCTATCTTATGTGCTGGAGGGTGATGGCAACTAGTAGTCATACCACTCCCAAGCCATATGGTAGCATTGCGCCATTTAGCCATACAAAAGGATGGACTTACTGTGGTGTTAAGCCATCGCTTAATGTCTAAATCTGTTTCCCTACCCGGCGTTCTTAGCGTCATAACATTCCCATTTCTAGTTTAGCATGTTCTGGTATCATCTCTGGCCCCCAAGTTGGGTCAAACGTCATATCTACTTTAATGTCATTGAGACCACCAACGTCACATGCCTCATTTACTTGTTGATATAACATGTCGCCAACAGGGCAAAACGGTGATGTTAACGTCATTGTTACTGTTAAGTTTAAATCCTCAGTAATATCTATGTCATATATTAAACCTAAGTCGTATATATTGATATGTATTTCAGGATCATATATCTGTCGTAAGTTGTTTACTATTTGATCTACTATAGGATCAATGCCTTCTTCATATGTTGTTGCGTGTGTGTTCATAATTGTGCTAACCTCTTACATTCTTCCCACCAGTCTATCATCTCTGGGAATGTTTCTATAAAGTTAGTGCCACGACGGGTGTCGTGCTCGTTAAAAAAGCGATAAAAGTCTGCTTTACAATTGTTTACATATACTGGATCTAACTTACTACCTTCCTGCCACCATGCTAAGTCTCTATGCATACGTTGAATTTCATAATCTTTAAAGCCTTTAAAGCGAGATTTCTCGTCTTCCATGTTATCTAACATCCAACATGTGTTCTCTTCGTGTATATCTTGGTATGGTTCAGGCAATAACTGTATGCTTTGCCAAGCAGGCTGTCGTAATAGCGGTGTATCAAACCATATACGTTGATAAGTTTCACTATATGCTTGTCGCAAACCGTGTATATAGCCTAATAACTTATCCATTCCTGTAATACTTAAATTGTTATATGTTATAATAAACGTTAAAGAGTTTCTATACGGAACTTCCGTTAAGTATGTGTTGATATTATCGCACATCTTATTAAAGTCTAACCCATTACGTATATACTCGGCTTGTTCCAGCCAACTGTCTACACTAACGTATTGCATAAAGTGTTCTACTTTCTCTTCCAAGCATATGCGTTTAACTTTTTCTAAGTATTTGTCAAACAATTTGTTGTCTACTGGACTAAAGTTACTTGTAACGTTTAAATGTAAGTCGCTTTTGGGATTGTCTATAATGTAATCAAATACTTTATGTGTATTTTTATCCATCATAGGCTCACCACCAGTCATACGGAAATGCTTTAAGTCTTTATATAAGTCAGGCCACCACTCCCAAAACGCTTCTACATAAGGATTATACTTGCTGTGTGGTATGCAAGGGTTAATCTCAAAGTGTTCAGGTGCGTTATGTGGTTTAGATGTAGGCCAGGCACCGTGTTGTTTCATTTCTTTATCCCACGCAGTACTAAATTGCGGACTGCAATAACTACATTTTAAGTTACAGTTGTGGTTAAAGTTTACTTCTACATAACGCGGGTTCTTATCAGCATCCCAAGGAGCATTAACTACTTCGTCAAAGTCCATTGCGGCCCACGGCTCACCACTTCTGTAATGCCTATCACTCATATGCCCAGTATCTTCTATGTTCCAACAGTACTGACACTCGCTAGGACGTACACCTTCTAGCATAAGTTTACGCATTTCTTTCTTATGTTGGGTGTTGTGTAGAGCAGACGGTGTGCCTAACTCCATTTTATGTAGTGGTGGGTGGTAACAACTGTTGTTTAATCCAGTTGGTAAATGTAAACTAACTTGGTTCCACTTTGCAAGACAAAAGGATGGTGATACAGAGTCTAACTGTACTTTAATATCCTCGGCACTTCTATAGAAATCTGACTTAAACTTACCATCCTTAACTTCTATTTTGTCGCCCTTATTGTCTTTAAAAAGTTCCATAGTTTACTTAGGCTTTTTCTTTTTCTTTGTTTTATCTTTACCTGGTTTGTCTCTACTTTTACTTTCCATCCTTGCCTCCCTTTTTTTCTAGTTGTATCAGTAGGTCCAAACTCTCCCATGCTTTTACCATGTAGTTTAGTTCTACTAAAGTTATAAAGGTCATGATTCATTACCAGCCTTCAATGCCGCGTATTACATCTAATTCTTGTATCATTATATCATAGTTTGTGTGCTTGCTGTAATGTGTTTTAAAGAACTTACTTGCTTCAGCATCCATTTCGCATATAGGCATACCTAATTTGTTCTGTAATATTTCTCCTATACGCTCTGCTTCATCCCATGGGTTTTGCATTTCGTATTCTCCATGATATATCTCATTGAGGTATGTAAAGTCTCTTACATTAATGTAATCCCAATCGGTAAGCATAGTTAAATATGTGCCTAACCGTGCGCCGTATATACTCCATATGCCGTGCTCAACATCGCGTCCTACAGTTTGCCATATACATAAGTTATCTAAGTTACGAGCGTGTATTTGTTGTTCAAATGTTTTTAAATCAGGTTTAGTTCCTTTGTTTAAAACCATCTTAACACCTTCTCTAAACCCAGCACGCCATGCGTGTAATGCTGAACCATTTGGGTATGTTGTGCTATAGCAGTTATGCATTGGTCTGTAGTTGTCGTCAAAACAAAACTCTACTAATGTTTCATCAGAACCATCAGTGTTCTCATGTGTAGTCATGTTTAAAACAAAGTCCACAGGCCAACAACTTAACCCACCATTACCATACATTAGTCCGTTTATAATATTACGACCCTTCCATCTAAACACACAATGTTTAGTAACATCATCCAATGTTAATTGTAAGTTAAAAAACTCTGGGTCGGGTAAGTTATCACCGTCTATTAAAACAAATCGTCCTGAGGGAGAAGCTCTAGCCGCGGCCTTGTGTGCGGCATCTGATCCTTCTATACCATCAATGTGTATTGCCCATGGCACCATGTTTAGTATCTTGGCCCAAAACTCATCCTTTTGTGGCTCATCGTATGTTAAGTATATGCAATCTAAGTCAGCAATGTCAACTATTTCAGTCATATTCCTTCCTAAACATATCAAGACATATTCGATAGTTAATACATTTTACTAAGTGGTGGTGTCCGTTTGGATAAAATGAATTTGGCCGTGCCGCCAGGCCTGGCCATGACCGTCTTTGTTCGGATGTTCTCGCAAGTAATTCTTTTCTACATATAGCATCCATACGTAAATTAGGATTAAAGTTCTGGAATATACGATGTGTAGTCATTATATCTTGCGCCGCACCCCGACACTCTCCTTCCGAATGCATTCGTATTTGATACCAAACATCATTCTCACCTTGGTAATGTCCACTAAATGGACCTACACTCAACATTATCATTAATAACCATGGTTCCCACATTGTTATTTCCTTAAGGGTAAATTACTCCAAACTTATCAGAGTCTTTAGTATTAAACTCCTTTTCAAATTTGTTTGCTTCTGCCCTTCGTTTGAACATTACTTTCACACCAGCGGCGTAGACAGTGTTATCTACTATATATTCATTTTCACAGTTTTTTTCACACCAAGTTTTTACACTTCTGTAAATGCCAACTGCTTTTTTAAACTCGTTGTTTTCTATAATTTCCCCTGTGTCAGCTTCCCATGGGAATGTTGCATGTTTTGTTATCATTTTTTCTCCTGTTGTAATTGATAATAATTTTCATCTTTATTGAATTTTACTTTATCAGCAGTAATAATTTCTTTAATAATCCTATGATCCTTGTCTGTAACATATACGGGTAAATCTGGATCTAATTCTGTTGCGTGTGTTACTTTAGTATATTTTCTTAAACGGTTATATACGTCATGTTTAATTGGTTCTAACTTACCATTAATTATTACCCAATCAGTAATGTGATTAGTGTCTAACCATTTAGAAGGGACTTTAATATGAAGACGGAACTCATCTACATATATGGATGCTTCATATATAATGCCGTTATCATGATAATATAAGCAGTAATCTACTTTAGCAACTTCTAATTCTTCCTGTGATTCAATTGCTTCTATTAAATCATCTATTCCTTTAATCGTGCTCATAGTATTCTATTGTTTTATCTGCTAGGTACTCTTTACACTCTGCACCATGTACTGGATATATTTGCGGCTCTACGCCTAATATTAAACCAACGTCATCACTATACTCTATATTAATAATATCTTCTATCTCATGTTGCTCTGGCCAACCCAGTATGTTGTTTTTCATATGCACAAATGTTGGGTAGTCTAACACATTATTTGTATGTGTATATTCTGCTTCTTGTAACACTAATGCTATTGCTAACGCAACATCAGTAGTAGGCTTTTCATCTCTACAATTTTTTAAACATTCAGATACTTCATCCCAATTTTTATAAACCCATTTAAGTGCTCTAAACAGTTTTAAACTTTCTTCTCCATAACGGAAGTACATAAACCCACTATAAGTGTTAGGTAAGTTGTTGATATCAAAGAGTTTTCTGTACTTGCGTGAGTTAGATATAGAACCGTCTAGTTTACGAACATTGGTCGCAATCATTACTTCCTGCTCACGCATAAACGTCCACCAATGATCTATATTGCGTGTAAACACAATATCACAATCTAACTTAACTGTCTCTTTAAATGGTGTTATTGACCATGCTTTCCATTCATTGCCTAACTTCCATGAGTCATCCTCACTATCATCGCCCCACGGAATGTCTACTACATAGTCAAATACTTTGTAATGCTTTTCTGTTAATTGTTCTTTAGTTGGTTTATCTACAGCGATGGCAAACTTGTTTATAGTTTGTGTTGCTTTTAGACTTAATCCACAGGCGTATGCTAGTTTTAAATAGTCAGTATCGTTGTTATTTTGAACAAATGTGAAGTACCCAATTTGTTCATTATGTTCCTTGATTCTTTTCATATGTCACATGCGTTTTTTGATTTGATATAACAGGTTGAAACACATAATCTAATATCTCTTTAGCACAATTTATTATACTATGCTTGTTCATAATATGAATATTAGTATTTGTTATATAAGATACTTCTATTTTATTTTTATTTTCATATTCATATATTACACTAGTATCTGGTTTTACTCTAGTTAATGTGCTTTCTGAAGGGAGAGTAAACAAAGGACTCTGAAAATAACTATTACAGTTTAATAAATTATATGCAATACTTATAGCATAGTCATTTCTGTATGGGCCACTTCTGAAATTATATAAATTGTAATAATATTGATAGTTATCTCGTACTAACTTAACAAGATTAAAAAACTCCTTTGCTGTATTATTTTTAGTAAAATATAATACAGTTGCCCATAACATTGGAGTACTACTCCAGTGTAATAGTTTGTCATCTATAAAACTGTTTTTACCTGTAATGTCATAAACATTATTATGGCATATTAATTCTTGATCAGATTCAAATAGCCATTGCAACGAGTTATTAAACATAAGATAATCTACGTCTAATAGTAATGTTTTTTCGTATGGGGTTAAATCATATGCGTGTGGGCGAGTTTTATTGTGCCAAGTAACTTCTTCTGTCTTACCATTAGGAATTCTAAAAGTGCGGTGGCCACTATCACCTGCCTCAACTATGATAACATCATCAAAAGGATGTCCTTCATCTATATTTTTATCAGTGACTAGGGTTACACCACAATGTGGTAAATGTTTTTTAACTAATAATGTACAGAGCTTAGCTAGTTCTGTATATTTTATTGATTCATTATTGTATGCAAACAATAATATGCCATTTTCTGTGGCCATCTTATAGCTGCTCGGGCTTTCGTATTCCCCTAATCTTGTTCATTTGTACCATATATTCGTTATTAACTTCATAATATCGTTGCCATAATTTTTCACAAAATTCTTGTGAGTTTTCTATTAATATAGGATTATCATATGAATCTAATATTATTGTGGGATTTGCTTTTAAATCTGCTGATTGTGCTATTTGTTGGCGTAACGAAAGCATTTCAGCAAATGTAATTAATTCTCTGGTTACTTTAAATAAACCGCTGTTATAGGGGAGGGATAATAAACCTAGAGTGGCTTCACGCATTGTTGCGTGGGCCACTTTTTGGTTAAACTTCTTTTTAACTGTATCTTTTACACTCATATATAATATTATACATGAATTCTTTCATTATGTCAACTATTATGTTTGAGCAAAACTACCCACTAATGCATATGCAGGAGCTGCACTCCAACTAGCATTATTTAATTGAGTAGTATTGGGTGTTCTATGCGTAATAGTATTAGTTACTGTACCATCGACGGTATCATTAAAGTCATCAGCTGCGGCGTCTGCCCACGTAATTTTCATAGTTACAACTTCGCCAACGTCTGCGTTACTACCTTGTACGCCGTTAGATTTAGCTTCTACTAAAATATAACTTGCTGTATAAGGAGTAGTACCTTCAAACTGCTTAAATATTGTTTGATACGATGTTGTCATATCATAATAACCAATAGTTGTTGCTATGGTGCCTGGTGTTCCAGAACCACCTGACTTGGTTGTGCCCTGTGCGGCAAAAATAATTGTGCCACAAGCAGTTGCTAAAGCAGTCCATTCTGTGTTTTTAGTGTTACTGGTGCTAGTACTTTTAGCGAATGATAGTCGTGTTGAACCACCCGCATTGTAATAATATCTTACTGCATCAGCACTTGCAAATGTTAGTGTATATTCATGAATTGTTGTTACTGTCCAACTGCCTGCACCGCTACCAGTACTAGTAGTATCAGTGTAGTTGCCAGTATCAATATTCAATCTATTCGTGTTAATCAACGCCGTGTTTGCAGTTAATGCTGTAAATGCGCTAATTGTGTCGCCCGCACTGGGTGATGTGATCGATGTTAGAGATGTGCCTTGGTGGGCCGCGGCCGTTGTCTCTCTTGCTAATAACGTAGACCATTGCGTGGCAGTTACAGTATCACCAATCGAAACATCAGCAATTGTGTTAGACTGGCCGTAGCCTTGGTCTCCACTGCCAGTGCCCCAGTTGGTGTTAAAATCTCCGCGAAAACTACTATAATGTGAAGCTAATATAGTATCGCCAGTTGAGTATGCCATATTCGATTTCTCCTAGGATTTATCTAAATTTAAATATCGTTTATATATAATTTCTCGAGAAATGACTTTATAAAGTCATCTACACTTATTTAGTATAAATCGTTATATTTAAACAACCCGCACTATGCAATTTACTAGTGTAACATGTGATTCTTCTTTATCAGTATCACTTTCTAAGGCGCGACCAATAACATTCCAGGAAGTACATTCTTCTTTAGTTGCCTTCCTTGCTGTACCATTACCTGCTGAAACTAATCTATCACCTTTTGTAATTGACCCTGTTACTTTAACTGGAACACGTCCTGATATTGCTACTGAAACACCATCTTGCTCACTATTCATTAAGTATGCTGGATACGAACTAACAACACCTAACACATCTTCTGAAGCATCATTTTCACACATAGTAACTTCTTTTTTGCCACCAATTTGTAATACTGTTCCTGGATCATATGCATAATCTGCTGTAAAGTTTTCTGCCAAGTCAGCATATTTCGCTTGTGATGATATGCCTGTCATTGTAGCACAATGCATGTTAGCATATGAGTCAATTGTTACATTGCCTGCTGTAGAACCTGTTTCAGTTGTATTAACTGCGGCCCATTCGTCTGCTGTTTCATCCCAAAAGAAACCAGTATTAGTACTAGAGCCACGCTCTACTATTAGACCAGCATCAAATGCTGGGGTGCCAGTTACATTTTTAGCAACAACAATTAAAGGATCTTCTACAAGCAAATTATTTGTATTAAGTGTTGTAGTTGTACCACTTACCGTTAAATCACCTGCGATAGTTACTGAGTTTGTTGAACCATCAATAGTAACAGAAGTTGCTGGTGAACCACCTTGGTTAATACCAAGTAGTATGTTACCATTACTTGTAACATTTTTAATTGTTACATCATTACCAGATACACTCATTGACAAGTCTGAGTCAACACCAACGGTCATACCATTATCGTTGACAACACCTAGTGTTCCACTTGTTGTGTCGTTAGCATTTGAACGCAAGTAATTTGCGGCCGCTACGCCACCCAATGCATCTGAGTCTGTTGCTGTGCCTTTGTACTTTGCACCTGAAACGTTTGTACTTAAATTGTAGCCTGGACTTACTGTTGTAAATCCTGTAATAGCAACGTTTGGTGTAAAAACAGTATCTTTAGAAACAATTGCTACTAATGAATCTGCTACATACATTTTTACTACTGTATGTGATACTGCTCCATTGTCTACTATTGAATCTACTATTGCACCACTAATTACACCACCCGAGTAACTAGGACCGATAACGATCCAGGCACTACCATTATATGCTTTAAGCTGATCAGCAGTGGTGTCATACCATAAATCACCTTCTACTGGACTAGCTGGTTGTGTTGCCGATGATGTAGTACCACCTGATTCTACCCAGGTTGTTCCATTGTATACTTTGAGTGCAGTATTAGTTGTGTCCCACCAGAGTGTTCCAGCTAGTGGTGTTGACGGAGCGGATGAATTTGCAAAATTTTCTAATAATTTTACAAAGTTTTCATTTTGAATTTCACCATAACCGGCATAGTTTTTGCCGATCAGAGTCAAGTTAGTTGTTGTATCTAACGTGCCATCCGCTACGACCGCCAGAACTGCCCCACTTGTTTTATTTACAGTATATGCCACGCTAATTCTCCTATTTAATCGATTAAAGTGTATACGGCCATCTCTTGGCCAATTATTGAATGCTTATAGCATAATATACGTATATTATTATTTATACCTAGACTAAAATAAACGCTTTTAAATTACAGAAAACGCCTATTTTGTTCTAAATCTATTTATGAATATTAAGTAGCACTACTTAAATTTGTGAGTGTTTGAATTCTAACTGTATAATCTATTTGAATTAAGCGATTAAGTGATTTTTGCACTGGGTGAAATACTACATGTGTTAATAGGTTGCCTGTGGCGATACCACCTACTTCCCAACTTTTTAAACCCAATTCATCAAAAACATATGCTCCATCTAGTGCTGATGAGTTATCAAATGCTTCTTGCCCGGCTGGCTCTCCATAATCAAGCAAACAAGTTACTAAAATATCTGTATAAATTGTGCCACTAGTATGGGTTATTGTCATTTTATTTCTTGTAGGATCTGTATTTGAGGAACTACTTCCATCAACTACTTTATAATAAGTTTTATTATACAAATCCGAAGAGGCGCCTGAGTTATTGGCAGGCAAGTAAGTTATGATGCCAGTTGTTGATACTGATGTACCACCATTGCCGAAGTGCATTTCATGTATAAATCCAGTAGTTTGGTTGGATATACTGTCTGCTAATGCTTTAGAAAAGTTTTCATAATGAATAGCGTTACGTTGTTCTACAAATACTTCGTCTGTGTCTGGGTCAAATATCTTAATAAACCCTTCAACATTTACGCCTGGAATTTCGTTAGGTTGCTTTTCTTCCATTTCTTCGTGCTCTTCGCTGGTGTCTTGCTTGATTTCGTTGTTGTCCATCTGAAGTATTTATCCTATTATATTACCTTGGGAGTTGATAGCGGTGCCTCTTTAAGGAACGTTACTTGTTTGGATGTTGCCATACCTAGTCCTAAACTGTTTGTGGCAGTTGATCCGCCTTGATCATACCAAACTTTAGTATGAACATCTGTGCCTGGTATTAATTGTTGTTTACTGCCATCTACTACTTCACTTGCTGTAGCATGTGTAGCATGAGCACCTGTGCCCCATGTGCCACGACGTATTCTTTTTAGTTTGTTACCATCTATTTCCCAATATTCTATACGCTCGCCATTAATGAATATTACACCTGGCGTTGCTGTTGTTGGAACAGGCGTCAATAATTTAGTTGCGTCTGTTACGTTAATTTCTATATCTGTTAAAGCCAATGCTGTAGACAATGTTGTTGTGTTTGCTGTTGCAATTCTATAGTAAGATGTTTTGTCAAACATATCCTTCCAAATTCTAAAAGCAATGCCATCTCGTTGTTCTGCTTTACGCATGCCGGTTACAGTAATCATATCTGTTGCTAATATACTACCAGCTGCTGGAGTCATTACTAAATTAGTACCAGTTATATAATAATCATGGTTTGCAATTTGTGGTATGCCATTTAACCATACCCATACATAGTTTATATTTCTTTCTAATACCGATATATCATAAACTGGTGTTGAAATTGATACACTAACATCACCTGCATATCCACTAGTATCAAAAATTATTGTATCAAATCTTTCTAAATGTAATAATGTTGCAACTGATGTGCCTTTTATTACAAGTGTTTTGCCTTTACTGTATCTTTGATTAGAGAATGATTGTACAAATAATTTGTCACCAGTAGTTATTGTTCCAGCAGTAACAGATACACCACTACCATTTTCAAGTATAACTTGGTAATCATTTTGGATCCAATATTGACCATTTCTAATCGTAATTCCTATTTCTGCGCCTGTTGCAGGAATATTACCAACAGTAAATGTTATTTGGTCACGTGCAGGTGATCCACCAGTAAATGTATAATGTGTTGTAAGTGTTTGCAATACACCATCTACATGTACTTGAACATCAGCATCAGTTACTGATCCATATGCAATAGTTGGATTAGCTGGACCATCATATACCGCTAATACTCCGTTACCTGTATAGTATTCTGTATCTGGTGGATTTAATCGTGTGTTGTTCAAATATACAAATGCTTTTGCGGCATCAGGGCCAAATTCAAAGAAGTTATCCTGGCCATATGTATATGTGTAACTTGCAGGCCATGTTGGACTACCAGGAACTGTAATTGTTTGTTCTTCACTTTCAACTTTAACAAATGGTCTAATTGCTTCTATTTTGCCATCTGTTACAATAGCAGTTGCGGTTGCTGTGCCTGTAATTGCAACAGTTGGTGCTGATGTATATCCAGTACCTGCGTTTGTTACAATTAATCCACTTACCTTGCCTTCAGCATTAATAACTGCTGTAGCCGCCGCGTTAGCGCCGCCACCCCCACTAAATGTTACTGTTGGCGCTGATGTGTAGCCACTACCTGCATTTGTAATTGTTAATCCTGACTTATTAAATGTATGCACTCGTATACGATCGTTATTTCCTGGTGCTGAAGCAAATGTTATTTTTGTTTTCTTATAATAACTTGATGCTGTCCATGTCGGAGCGTTTTCTATACCATTTACAGTTATGTACAAGTATTGTGCATATTCATATGGTACATTCACAATAAACTGTGTTGTTGAAGTATCACCAATAAAGTCTTGTTTGGTTGATGTAACCGTATCACCACCTGTTTCAATTAATACAAAATGTATTAATTGTCCTGCTGGTACAGGAGATACCATTGTTATAATATTCGTCTCCATATCAATAGTATAATTTGTTGTTAATTTTTGTAATATTCTATCAATATATATTCCAACACCGGTAACATTTGTGGGTAATTTACCTTTAGAACTAAAATCATAAATTACAGCAGATCCATTACCTTCAAATGTATACTTTTTAATAGTAACACCAGTGTCTCGTGGTGATGGCATTTCGTATACTTTGATATCTAATGTATCAAATACACGACCAGGTACTTGTTCTTCTGGTGCGTGTGATGTATATTCTGTTACAAAACCATCACCATCTACAGCAACATTGGCAGGATCAATACCACCACTTGTACTAAAATCACCACCACTTAGGTCAGTATCTACGCTTGATATAATTTTTACACCTTCTGGACTTATTTCAAAATCATCAAATTTTGATGAGGCATATGTTGCCCTGTCATAGCCAGGCTCCATATCAAATGTGGCACCAACTACCTTATTTGCTTTATATTGTAATCCAGAATCTGCTATAACAGCATCATATGTTGGAATGTTTGCTGTTTTATTATCCCAGGTTTTTGTACTGCCGGTGCCTGTTTGTCCACCAGAGTAAAATAGTGTTAAGCGATCACTATGCTTTTTAGCGGCCGCTTCATGTGCTGTTTCCAACTTATTGTAGGATGAGTATGAAACTGTTGCTGTTGCCGCGGCACTAGTACCACCGCCACCACTAAATGCTACGGTTGGTGCGGCAGTATATCCTGTGCCTTCTTGTTCTACGACAACTGCTGTTACTGCTCCACCGGAAATAACTGCTTTGGCACTTGCTCCACCACCTGTTGTATCTCCTGCGGCATTTGTTATTGTTATCGTAGGTGCTGAGGTGTATCCACTGCCTCCAGCAGTTACGGCAATAGTTGTAACGTGTGATGGTGAATCAACACGATCAAACTTAATTGTTTCTTTAATATCTCTTACTTTATAATTTTCTAAATTAACATAACCAGTTGCTCCACTACCACTACCACCTGAGATAATTACCTTCGGGGTAGTTACATATCCGGTACCAGCTGATGTTACGGTAATAGAATCTACCGTATCTAATCCAGGTGTTTTCATTACAGGAATAGCTGTAGCACCACTACCATCTCTGTGTGTGCCATCTTCTAGTGCTGAAATTCTAAAGTAACCATAATTTAAGTTACTTGGATCATTTTGTCTAAAAGTATATGTTGAACCTCTATATAGTGTAATATTGGGTCGTTCTATACCATCAATATAAAAATCAGGACTACCTGTACTATCTAATACTACAGTTATAGCAAATATTTTGTTTTCATTAGGAGTTACTTTATCCTTAATTGTAAATTTCCAACCCATATCTTTCCATTGAGTAGAATTTTGTTCAGTACCACTATAATACCATAATATATCTGGGGTATGCTCTGGTACAACAAGAACAGCATTAGCAGTGGCCGCACCAGGTATTGCTGACACAGAATATGAGTAACCTAATTCCCATTGCGCGCCACTTGAAATAGTAACTATTGGTAGTGATGCTGAAATTGCACTAAAATCATAACCAGTTGTGTCATGTCCAATAGAATCATATGTAGTTGTAGATGTAGTAGCATAATTACTGCCAGCAGTTAATACGTCAACACTGGTCACTTTCTTTGTATAATGATTATACCAATCAATCCAAGGTGTTGTAAGCATTCGAACATCGTCGTCCGCTTCATATACATTAGGTGATCTAAATAGTTTGTCTGTTGTATCATAATAACCTGGTAAATCAAAATCACTATTACCTATTTGTGGAAGTTCAGTATAATTGTAACGGAATACATGTTCTCTAATATTAGTTCTATATGGTTTCGCTTCATTAATATAATCTTTAATGCTATCTTCTATGTCATAACTGTAATTTACAAGTTCAGATAGTTTACGTACTGTTTGATTAATTGTTATAAAACTTGTCTTAAATGCCCAATCAACTCGCTGAGTTTGGTCATATAAAACATATTGAATTAATTCAAACCATAATTTATTAAATTCTATTGCTATTGAGCTTATAAACATTTCAGTATTCAAAGCATCTATAATATAATGAAGTTCTGTTAATGGTGTAGTTGTTGTATACAATGTTGTCTTAAATTTAATTGTAGCATTTTGTAGACCAATAACATCATATGTATCAGATGCAGTATTTGTATTCTTATATAATACCCATTTATTTTGTCCATCATTTAATACCTTAACTATATCGCCAAGTTTAGTGTCTAATTTTTTACGATCATTTTCTGTTGCAACCGTATAATCAACAATGGTATTAGCATTATAGCCAGTAGCATACCAGTCTATATAATCCCAATATTTTGTTGTGTCATACTTTTGTTTCTTTTCAAAATTCCATCTATTTTCACTAGTATTCCACTGATATGTTGTCCAATAATTGCCTTTTGTTTCATCTTTTGTTATGAGTACTTTATAACCATTTGCAATTGTGCTTGTATTAATATAAGTTAGTTCAGTATATGTTGCTACGGTTTCACCGTAACCATATGTTGGTGCTTTTTCTGCTGATGAAATTTTTACTAGACTATAGTCTAATGCTATTTTATTTTTAGCAAATACGGTATTACAAAAGTTAACTAATACTTTAATAGCACCTAATCTATCAATAAACATACTTTGTCGTGGATATTCCATTATACCATAACGTGATCCAACATGCACGTTTAGATCTGGTACTAGGTTCTCTTTAGCATCTTTACCTGCTAAACTTTCTCCAAGTTTAGTAATTAGATAATTGTTTGGTTTGGACAGTGGGTTATTTGACTGAACTAATTGCCATTCTGTATGTAAAGGTATATCATTTTTAACAGTATCATATTCAATACTTAAAATAATATTATCAGCAGTTAAATTTGTCTGTAAGTTATGCCCAACAAACGCATTCGGCGCGGCAATACCTATATATTTTAATCCGTATTCTGTAGGATTTTTTAGTATTGTTGCGACAGTCTTTGCTGGCAATTTTCGTGTAGCGGCTGGAATAAAACTTTTTAATTCAAGTTCATTACCATACGCCGCAAATTTAATCTGTCCATTAGCGTCCAAATACGTTGTAGATACTTCTGGAACAGAAGTTTTGTTTTTAACCCAATAATAATAGATTGGTTCTAAAGAATTTGTTGTAATATTATACTGCTGATATTCAACATATGCCGCATCGTTAGAGAATTTAGGCGTCCCGTCACCTCCATTTATTACATATGATGATGGCAATGTATCACTTTCAACCCATTCGTATATATTAATTTGTGCACCGGGGAATAATTTACCCCAATTAAGTTTGCGATATTCCATATCACCCTGTTCGTAATCAATATATTTTGTATTGGTTAAATCCCACCATAATGTACCAACTTCATTTGGACCCCAGTGGTTATTTAGATCGTTAACTACTGTTGTATCGGTTGTAATGTTATATACTGCTGGATCATATAACGTTTTAAAACTAATTTCCTCGTCAGCAATGCCTGGTATTTTACCTTTAATTGGATCAATATAATCAATATAATCAATAAACGTATTAGATGATTTATCATATGTAATGACCTTATTAATAGTATTAATGTCTACCTTGTCATTTTGTGTACGTTTACTGTTCCATGAAATTTTGTTTAATTTGTTAGTCGCCTCCATAACAGAGCCAGTATTCTGTGTAAATTTCTTGACTGCTATCACTGATGTTGCAACTGGGATTACTGTAAATGTTACTGAGCTGTTTGGTGATGCATTATCACTACTATACTCTGATGTAAGCATTACCCTACCGTTCATTGTAATTTCTAAATCAGCAGTAGCAAATTGTCCTGTTAATGCATACGTCGATGCAATTCCATCCGCTGTTATTGTTTGTGTTGTATAATAATCGTCACCAGGAGCACCAATTAATGCTGTATTGCCAACCATTACTAAACCTGTGCCAAACTTATCATTCTTTCTACGTCCTGCCCAATCTACTCGCTGTATTAATGAATATGACAAATCAGTATTAATATCGTAAATTAATGCCGAACCAGAGTCTGCTTGTATATCAGAAATTATTGTATTCCCATTATCAAAAGTAGTAATGTTAGTGTCTAAAGACATAACAAATTCACTAGAACTTGTCGGACTTCCGATTGTGATCATTGTTGCTGTATTATTAAATGCAATATGTTCACCATAATAAGCATTTTGCGGACCATCTGGGTGACGCAATCCTGATTTATATGTGTATAGTGTTAGGCCGAATGCTGTAAACACTACATCACCATTCGTCGTGCCTGGACGTATTGTAAGTTTGGCATTAGCATCGGTTTTTGTACTAACAATTTTTAATTTATTATCACTTGTAGCAGATGCAGTTATGTGTGGAATTGCTTTTGTTGTGATATCACCTACTACATTAGATAATGCTGTGCCAGTAAAGGTTACTTCAACATCATTAATGACGAGTTTATCACCAATACTCACAGTTGGATTGGCAACAGTACCAGTTATTATACCACTATGTTTGGCATCATCTATCCAGCATTCTACCTCACCAGAATTGGTTGCTGATACAGTTGAGTCTGTTACAACAATAAAGTCAGCGCCTGGTGAACCAATAGCAATTATATGTCCGTCCACACCACACTCAACTTCCCTACCAAATTTCTCATTTAAATCTGTTACGTTGCTCTTAATATCTTGTATTTTAAAATAAGTATCGGTAGGTGTTTTACCCCAAACTTCGATAGCACCTGCTGATAATATTGTATTATCTGCTTTGTTTGGTTGTCCAATATATGCAATGGCACCATCATCACTTATAGCAACACTACGCCCAAAGTCTGTACCCGACACACCAGTAAATGTTTTAATGACACTATAGTAGTTTCCTTTCTTTATATGGATATTGTCAGTACCAGTTGGAGGAACAGTTATAAATGTAATTTGTGTAGCACTTAAAGTATAATCTAAAGCTTCAATCATAATTTGGCCATCTACAATTACAGTTAGTTCATTTGTGTTACTATGTGTTGTTGTAGAAAATACAAACACATTAGTAGAATTGTCTCCATTAAAATATTCATTATTAGCAGTAACACCAGTGCTTAATTTATACATATATGCTTTAAGTTCACCTGGTGCACCTACTAATACGTATGTACCATTTTTACTTACAGCAACATCATAACCAAATAATCCGTTTGTTGTAGGACTTGATGAACGCATAATGTCAAATGGTTCGTATGTCTTGTCTGTTTTCTTTTTAAGTACGATAGCATAGCCTTCACCACTATTACTATTTGGAGCACTTGTTATAATATAGTCATCTGTGCTTGCCGTATCAAATTGCCAACCTGCCCAACCACTATTCTTCAATTTACTACCATCTATAACAGTATTGCTATATGTAAAATCTCCAGGTGTTAATGCAACTGTTAGTGCATTACTACCACCCGGATCTAATGGCACTGTGTCTGTTTCTAATGTTGGTATCTCTTTATATGTTGGTCCAATAATGTAAGGATACACTACTGTTCCATCACTTTTAATTGTTAAGAAGTAAGCATAAGTTCCATCAGGATAATCTGGCGTTACACAGTAACGACCATTATGCTTATCTAATGTACCTGCACTGGTAACAATACGATAATCTTGTATAAATGTTCCTACAGGATATTCTGTATATGTATAACCACGACCAGAAACTGGCTCTGGATAGGCTTTATATGTTGATGTCATACGTGTTGGCGTGGTTGTTGAATTTGTGGCAGTTGAGTAGCCAAATGGGCCATAGATTGGATAACCATCATATGCATAGCCTAGGATTTTGGAGTGCCCGTCAGTGTGCCTCCAGTGATCACCACTATAATTGGTGCCTTGATAATATGTATTTGCTTGATATACATGGTAATCCCATTGACTTAAAAATTTGCCGCTGTGGTAATGGTACTGATCATCTTCTTGCGGATGTCCATGTGAAGCATCCATACCAACTGCCGTTGCGTTTACTATACCGTTCCATTCAAATCCTGTTGGAGCAACACCCTTGGCTGGGCCATTATCGTTTGGTAGTGTTGCCGTTGCTGAAGGACTTGCAAATATAACGCCGTTTGCCGCAATACCAATACCACCTAGTGGTACAGTTACTTGTGGAGCTGCTGTAGTATTTGTTCCTACACGAGTTTTAAACGTATGTTTGTAATTGCGTGTTACAACTCTATTTGGATTTTTTCCATCTGCTGTGGGAAATGTTCCAAATGGTGCTGGGTGTGGTAATCCATCACTTTCTACTGTTAGTAAGTAACCTGAAGTACTTAATGTACTTAATGTTTGTGATGTGATATCACTTACAAATATGCTTTTAACATCAAACACTGTAGCAACATCACGTGTCCATTGTTCAATATTACCTGCTGATGTTGTATCATATACCGCACTAACTAATATTGTCGACAGGTCTTTATTGCCTGCGACACCTTGTCCAAATCCTGTATTAATTGTTTTACTATTAGGAAATAATTGTTTTCCTAATGTGTAAGGATCTTTCTTTTCAAGCATAGCCCATTTATTAGTACTATTATGATTATCAATCCAAGCATAGTCACCATCTTGCCAACCATATGTCGGTGATGTTCTATTGAGTAATGCAGAAGTAGTTGCATATCTGGAACTTTCTAATTTTAAAAATTCTCCAAAAGCAGGAAACGCGTCAACAGTGCCAGTAAGTTGAACAAATGCTATATTTTGTACGGTATTAGCATGTAATACTAAAGAATTGACACCAGTACTTGATAAGTTAGTTTTAACTTTATAAATTCCACTATAGTCAGTACCATCAACTGCGTCAATAAATCGACGTAATATAATATAATCATTGGCTAATATGGTACCAACTGGATTTTTAAAACTTACTTTAATTTCATTAATTGCTGGTGAAGAAATACTAGTTATGCTACCAAATGTTGCACTAATTCTATATACGTTCCAGTCATTTGAATTCTCTAGGTATGTTGATGGGTATGTAGTAGAATTTGCTACCCAAATTTTGTCTCCTATTTTAAAGGAATTCAAATATGTACTTTTAGCAGTGAGTTTTATAGCGTCATCGACACCAGTTACTACGTATTCTCCAGTTTGATATGAGCTTGGAGTCGTAAATACCGACTTAAACGAAACTACCATACCATTTGTTAAAGTTACAATAGATCCTGTTGTTGTAGTATAAGATGATTTTCCAATTAGTTGGGTGGTTACATTTAATTGTTCGATGATAACTACTGCTACTTCTGGCACCCAATCCTCTAAACTTAATATTGTATGTTGTATGTCATCTAAGCGAGGATATCCGGCATCAGGCAAGTGGTCTCTTGTGCTAATATCTTCTGATAATTTTTTAAATATATTTTTATTAAACTGTCTTGGTTCTAATGGCTTTTGATATAAATCTTCAGGCCGATGAGTAATATTTGTATTCTTGTATTGTTCAGCAGTATTGATAACTTCAATTAATTCTGGATTATCAGTAAATTCATTTTCTTTTAATTTAAATTCAATTAATTGTGTACTTGCTACAGAACCATATTCACCAACTCTAAATGCCCATTCTTCGTATAAGTTAAGTGTGCTATCTATTGCTGGCAGTTTTGCTCTTAACAATTTATTAATAACAGATGAAGTTCCTTTTTCTTTAATAAATCCTTGGTAGAATTTCTTTTGTGCTACATCATCAATTTGCAAATTTTCTAGGAACTTTCTCTTTTGGAAACCAATTAAGTTAGATGCTAAAGATGAGGTCTTAATAATACGCCCATCTTCTTCTATATCATAATATCCCCTAAAATTATCTGCTTTAGAATCTAAATTGCTTAATAAACCATTGTTTACTTTTTCTAATTGTTTCCATTTACTATGATCAAATTTTTCTAATTCAATTAAATCATTAGGATTATGTGTTATTTTACTTGTGTAAAATTTACTTTTATATTTAATTATATCACCAATTTTGTAACTTGTATTCGCATCCCATTCATTTACAGAATCATCTAATAATACATATCCTGGTAATTGTTGTGTTCCATCCCATAACTCAGTTCTATATCCGATAAGTTTAATTCTATTTTGTCGACTGCCAGTCATTTGTGACCAAATAACATCTTTAAATACAGTCTCATTTTCAATAATTAACAGATGTTCTGTTTGTATTGGATTTAATTGAGCCGAATATATACCATCAATTTCTGGACTAGCACTTAATTCAAAAACGTTATCTATACGACTATAAAATAAATCATTTACTATAATACGTTCCTTATTTTGGTTCAATACATTAGTTGGCAACATATTATTTGCTAATTTATCGATTTGTGATGATGTTAAATTTAATTTAATTTTATTACTACCAGCACTTAATGATATTAGCGATCCAACATTAAAATTACTCAAAGTCCAAAATAAAAACTCATTTGCTGTATTATTCCAATCTTCTATTAATCCAAAACTATTTGTTATGTTGTCAAACACAAACCCTATATTTTCTAAATATCGTCCATAACTAATTAGAAAATCAAATGTTTCTTGAATTGAATTATATTCTTTGCCATATGGAATTGATACTGGTTCTGTTTCCCATTCATCATAACGTACCGCACCAATACCACCAGTTTTGGGTAACGCGTCTAATTTATAATAGTTGCCTCTATCTGTTTCCAGATCCGATGCTGTAAAATCAGCCGTTACCATGTAAAACTCATTACCAATTTTTATTACATCACCTGTTTTATATGATTGTCCTGTGAGATAATCAATAAATGCTGATTCTAAACCACCAATAGACACATTTATTTTTTTATTAGTAGTGACTATACTTGGCAATATTTTAAAATGTGGTTGACTAGTGTTATATCCATTAATTTTATATCCATTAATTGTTTTTTCAAGTATAACACCACTATAATTAACACTTTCGATAGGACTACTTTCCAGTAAATGTAAATTATAGTCTTCTTGTGGTATAAAAATATCTGTTGTAGATTTAGATGGAGATATTTGTTCTAATACAATCTTTAATTTGTCTTTGTCAGTAAATCCTGCCATTTTAACTGCTAGATTAAGATTTAAATGATTTAATTCCCAATTAAATTTTGTAGTACTAATACCTAACTGCTTTGCATAATCAATTATCCAGTTATTATAGCCTAATGTATAATCAACTGATAAGTCTGTATTAACATATGAATTGGTTTTAACGCTATTAGGTACAATTGGTAAATTTGTTATTTTATCAATTTTATGTCCTATTGCGCTGGTTGATAACTTACTCGGATCAAACATTAATTCAAAATATTTTGCTGGCTTTGTTAGTGCTAATAATAATTGTACAGCATATGGATAATAACTGGATCGGCGCCAAGCAGTTTCTGCTGGGCCGTGATCACCAATTGTAAAATTAGCCGCTAAATCAGTATCTATAGGACCAAGTATGCCAATGGCTTGTGGTGTTTTTAACTTACCAGTAGCATCTGTTGGAATATAATTAGCAACCATGCCGGTGCGTTTGTATTCATCATACGTGCCTGCCCTGCTACCACTTACAATTTTTCCTGCTTCTAAGTCTGCCCACAGCACTAGGTTATCTCCAGTGTATGGAGCAGGACCGTATGTTGTTTCCCACCAACTTGGTTTAATAGTAAAGCCAAGCATTTCCCAAGGATGTGAATGTGGACGATCTGTGTCGTAAAAATATTTATAAACGCCGCGCCAATATCCTGGCAATGCTTCCGTTCCGCCAAATCTGTCTTTTACTTGACTAAAATTCCAAGTAAAATCATTAGTACCGGCATATACTGTATTTTTGGTATAATCAACATTAAAGTGATTTGCCCATTTTGAAAAATGCATTGCTAAAATATTATTATTTTGTGCTAATGTATATGTTGTTGGTCTATATTTTGTCGGGAAGGTGTCCGTTAATTTAATTAAATCTATATCGTAAACTGCTTTTATATTATTATAAATTCGGTTCTCTAATTCTAATAATAAATTATCTCTATAGTCATTATATGCTGGTGTAATAGAACCGTCATGTCCTTGTATTACGTTAATAGCAACAGTATATGTATCATCAGAATATTTGCTTGGAACATATTTAGGATACAATCCTAATTTAGTTGGTGTTGGTGGTATAAAATTACCGCCAGTGTTTATATACTCAACAATTTTAATAACGTCATTCTCTACTAATATAATATTGCTTGTTAAAGTTACAAACGGTGTTGTAGTAGAAAATATATAATCTTGGTCCTTTAATAACATTACATTATTTTTATAAACTAATACTGCGGATTGTCCAGGAATTGTATCATTATATGTTGTGTTGAGCTCAAATTGTTTATTGTCAACATCAAATACAGTATATGATAGTGTTGTTGTGTCGGTTGAAAACGCCACCATGTCACTATCATAATATGGCATTGAATTACTTTTACCTGAAAACATTGTATGTAAAATATTATTAACATATTTTGAAGTATCTGTTAATTGTTCCATTTTAGCAGCTTGATTTAAGAATTGATTTTTAAATCTGTTGTACTCATTACTAGCATAATCTAGTGCTTGAAAAAAATTATACTGTTTATTAGACAACATATAACCTGCCTTAAGCATACTGCCTGTATTTTGAACGACTTTGGTACCGAGTAATGCAATGTTTTCAATATCTCGTATATTATTGTTACCCAAAGCTGCGCCAGAAAATTCTAAACTATTCTCAATACAACTGCTAATATGATCCCTAACTTGTCCTAATGTAAAATTAGTTGTGGTTAACATACTATTGAGAGGATTATTGCTCAAGTTATTTGGTATTGTATAAAATTCACCACTAGTTAATTTTTCAATACTAGTATCAGTATGTACTTTAATAACTAAAATATCACCAACTGTTAAATTATTTGTAAAGTTAACATATTGGAATCCAATGTCTGTTGTAATAAAATAATCTTTTGTTGTTGTACTTCCAGTACCTTTTTCTTTTAATTTACCATTTACTGTAACAATTAAATTCTTCGCATTAGTTTCTGCTCTTGGAACAGTTGTTACCTTAAACACTTTGTACTCGGAACCCACGACAATAGTTTGTTGTATTAATTGCCTACTTTCAAATGGAGCTTTTATCCAATTAGAAAGTGTGGAATAAGTGGTTACGGCCGTATTCTTATGTAAAAATCCTGTAGCAAGTCTTACAGATGTTGTAGTGCCTGCTATGGCATCAGATGTATATGAAAAACTATCTCTAACTAAATTATCATTAAAAATAATGTCACCAATGTTGGTGAAGTTTTTATATGTTAGGGCAAACCCTAATTCTGTGTCAGCAATACCGGCACTGTTTACCGCATAACTAAAAATATTTGATCCAGCAAACGTGCTACTTGCGTATGTTGAAAAACTATTTCCGTTTTTATCAAATACGTCAAATAATGGTGCTTGGTTCAATCCAGTTTTTACTTGTCCTTTATTCCATTTGCTATTTTTATAATACCATTGTGTGCCTTTGTTAACAACACCTTGATTAACAATAATAGTATTATCAGTAACAGGGTCTGCTACTATAGTGTTTTTTTCTAAATGTATTACCTCGTTGCCACCAATGGTTACCATTTGTACGTCATATATATGACCATTAACTAATGGGTCAGTGTCGGAGGTGAAGATAACTTGTTGCCCAGCGGCTAATACAACACCGTCAATGTAACCACCAGGTTTGCCTTCTAATTCTGTAAAGGCATCAGTAAAAGTTGCATCAACTAAATCAACAGTTGTTAATAATTTTGTGCCATAATCATATAGTTTAAGATCATTATCGAATTCTATAATAGGGCGTTTTGCTCTTACTGCTGAATCATGTACAGCAATACTTTTATTATAAGTTGCTGTTATTTCAATAATTTCTTCATGGAACCAACGGTTGTTATTACTCCATTGGTTTCCATCTATAGCACCACGTTTAATGGTTAGATAATCTTTACTTAATGTAAATACGGCTGATTCTGGTGTATATAATTCACTTAACGGAATTAATCTAATACTGGTGCCTACGTCCGCAACAATATAGTCAATGTTTGCTTGTGTTGACGGCGTAACTGTGCCAGTAAATCGTACTTTAAGACCTGTTGAAAATTTTAATGTTTTAAGTCCATCTAAAGATATATATGTATAAGTTTTCTTCCCTACAATATCACTAATAGTAATCGGATCTGTAATGTCACATCTATCTGGACCTGATTGTAACCAATAGTATTTTGTGTAGTTAATAGTTTTATCATAGTCAATTGGTGGTGACCACACTGTATATTCATTGCTGAATAATTTGTTATGATTATAATTATCACCACCTTCGGCTGCAATAGAGTTAACAATATCAACATATGTTGAGGCAAAATCATATTTTGTTTCAGATAATTCTTTTTTAATAGTAACTGCTGGTTCAAGTTGATAATTTAATCTATCGCTGTCTATTTCCACAACATAACTATCTGTAGTTTTAAAGTTATCTACATCCCGTCTCCCAACAAACCCATTAATTACATCAACTGTTCCTGGTGATACTAATTGGTCTAATGTAGCATTTAAGAATTTTTTATTAACATCAGTTTGGAACTGTTGTGGTAATAAATTTACAGTTTTACGTATGGCCATAATATTTCCTAACTAGTAACAATTGTGCCGCTTGCTCTAATCTTAGAAGCAGTTACAGCATCTATAATTTCTATATCTTCTACTTTAGCATCACTAATAAAAATTTCATTACTGTTGCTTTGTATTTCAAATAAACTACCAAAATTTTGGTTAGTGCCTTTAGGCACAATTAAAATAGTAGCAATATATGGAGTTAATTGATTATGGATATATGCTGATAATTCTGTAAAATAAAAAGTATCGCCAAAGTCCCAATTATTAATATTAAAATAGTCATTAATTGCTTTAATTGTTTGTGTTTTAATCTCAGTATCTGTTATAGTAGTAGCAGAATTTTTTACAATTTTAAATGATGCTTGCAATGTTGCATCTGACTTACTACCAAATAATGATTTATATTTTACTGGATGAAAAATAATTTCATCACTTAACATTTTATAATCTAATAAATTATTAAACTGTGTACTTAATTCACTAGTAGTACTTGTGACAGGTGATATTATAACACCTGTATTGTCTTGAATGTATGTTGTATAGGCATTACTATATGCTCTTGTTAATACGTACATGTCAATAATATTACTTAGGCCTGGGTTAATCCGCCTATCTGATGGTGAATTATGTTTGTAATTAAATTTAAGTGTTTTACGTCCAGTATATTCTTTATAATCTGTACTGACTAAAAACGTGCTATCAGTTTTATTAAACACTCTAAATGCTTTATCTGTAGTTAAGTAAATTACTTCCTTATCAGTAAACAATGTTGTAGAGGCCGCGGCTAATGCTGTTGCTGTGGCATATGTTACGTTAACTGTTTTGGCTGTTAACTGAAATTGATCTGCTCCACTTGAAGTTGTAAATTTTTCAAGAAATACTAATTTATTATTTGGATTTACTGATGGGGCGACAACTAGTGTAAACTGATCTGGGTTGTCAGGGATGCCATCAGCATCACTATCCAAAAATGTTACTAGTACTCTGCGTGAATTGGTTGCGCCTGAAAATTCTGTATCCAATCCGTAAATTTGCCAAATGTGATCTCTATCCATTGCTGTAGAGGAATCAGGCCGGGCATTAATACCAAGTATATTAACTTGATCTGTGATTGTTTTTGCTGTGCGTGAATTATAAATTTTAACGGAATCATCAAAGTAAAAACGTGTTTCCATGTCGCTTTCAATACTATACTTTAATCCTCTATATGTTGTTGTATACGTTGTTCCGTTGCTTTTAAGTTTAATTAACCAGCTTGAATCTTTTCGTAATCCAGTTGTATCACCAGCATACGCAAATGAGAAATCAGAAGTTATATCCATATCCGCCGCCAGTATAAGTATCCACGCTCTTGTTGTAGCATCAAAACGTAAACCAAATTCTTCATGATTAAAGATTTTAGTTAGCATTGCTGTTTCCATAGAGGATGGCAAATCTGTTACAAACTGCGGAATAATTTCAGCAACTTCAGCACCGTCACCAATTAGTTCACTAATTGTTACAGGGCCCAGTCCTGTTGCTAAATTGCCTGCGCCACTGTTGTGTCCATCACCGGTTATACTTTTAATCATTGCCCAAATATTAGCAAACGTGCCCGGATCACCAACACTACCAGTATGTAAACTACCGTCTGATTTAAAATACTTGCCACTTGGTGCGTTAAATTTTACTAGGGCATTTGCGGTCAAATACTTTCTGTTATCTGACGATGGCGCAGCTGCTCCTATAGGAACTGATGCTCCTAAACTATTTTTAAAATATCCCGTGCTTGAATTAGTACTTGTGGTACTTTGTTCCCATGTTGTTACACTAGTTGTAATTCTGTCATATTTGTCAAAGTAATAATGTTTACTAGCAACGTTACGTAATACTGGTTCTATTTTGTCACGAATTACTCGTAATATATCCATCTCATTGGCAAATTCAAAGTCAAATACATTAGAGAAAAATTCCCTAAACAATATACCGTCTGTACCAAATACATTGGTTGAAGAATATTTTGCTGTTGGGTCTACTACATCCAAGTACCGAGAAATACCACTTGATGTTCTGTTTGTTGCTTTTGCTTTAATAATATCATTAGTTGTAGTAATTGGAAAAATATTATAATCTTCTCCAGTTACCATGCGATTTTGAGTGTAGTAACTTTGCGGTGCTTTTATTCTAATATCATCTAGTGTTTCTCGTTGTGCAGAATTACTTATTAGTGTTTCTAAACTTAAAGTCATTGTTAAGGAATGTCTAATATTGTTTCTATTAATATATGCAATAATAAGTGTGACATTTTGTAAATCGTCTGTTTTAATAGTATAATTTAAGCCATTTCCTTTTCTAAAATATCCTCTATAATTCCCTCGTGGAATATCAGAAAAGATACCATCCCCAAATACATAAGAGATTTGATCATTTTCACGTGAGTTAACACTGTATAAAGTGCGGGTATCTCTTGCTAAACTATTATAGATAATATTATTACCACTAGATGCCGGAACTTGTGTCCACAATACAGATAGATCATTATTGTCATCTAATTCATATAACCAAGTATCGTCATTAGTAATATTACTTGTATTAACTAATACTTGCCTGTTAGGTAATGCATCATCTATAGTAAAATCAGCACTTTGTAATGATCCTTCTTTAAAATATACAAAAAATCCGGTATTACTACTACCGTTGCCCTTTCCGTCGTTTTTATAAAGCATACTAAAAGGAGACACATTACTCGGCGCATCTTCATAAACATATGGTTTGCCTTTAAATGTGGCATTCACCACCTCAAAGTTCATTGTAATACTATCAACTGATGAGTCAAATGGATATATTGGGAGTGTGCCTGCTGGTATATTAAGTTGGTATTGTTCAGTTTTAATGTCATTAATAGTGCTTGACATATTCGGTGTGCCAATTTTTTGTGTTGATACCATCGCCGCATTTAGTAACAAATTAAATTGCTCTGTATAGTCAATATTATTAATATCATTCCAGGAGATCACTTTATTTGCTAAATTTTCACCATTGGAATCGTATACATCTTCTGATGTAGTAATACTTTGTAGTTTTAAATATCCCGATGAATTTGTAGTACGTTTTGCATTGTAACTTACTAGCCTAGCTAATCGTAAAATACTTTCTCTACGTTCAGCAGTTGATAAAAAGTTTTCTCTAGAATTTAAATCTACTCGGTAACTAATATTTTGTCCCATGTATGCAATAAGGTCAATCAATGCTACAAATTCTGAACTCTCAATAAAATCATTAAAATCTTCAGGATAATATTGTTTTAGATAATCAATCATTGATTTACGCAATGTCTCAAAATCATAACTCTCAAAGTCAGCATTGATAAAAGATTGATATAATACCTTCCAATCTTCTGCTTTGTATATTGTATTTTGTCTTGTTGTTAATGCCATTATGCTGTGCTCAGTGTTGCTTGTGTATTAGAAGTATTAAAGTCAAATAATAAATTTTGTACTATTTGATCAGGTATATATTTTAATTCTAATTGTATCATCATACCATTTTCATATTGGTCAACCAATACACTTTCCGCTTCTATTCTTGGATCATATGATATAATTTCTTTTATATCATCTTCTATATTTTGTGCTTGTATGTCGGTTAATGGTTCATATAATGAATCCCAGATTATTGATCCAAATGTTGGATTAAATAATTTTTCTCCCTTGCGAATGTTAAAATGATTTAGTAAATCTTGTTTTGCAAGTTCAAATCCACTTAAAGTAAATGAATTAGAGAAATTTTTATTGTGAGTTGAAAACCCTTTATATCTTATCGCCATAATTAATATTTAGTTATTTTAATAATATGCTACTATATAGAAACTATGTATATGTAGCAGCTGTGGGTTTTTCTGTAATATGTGGAGTAGTGCCAGCTTCGGGTGCCGTTGCTGTTTGGTGGCCACGTTCATCTGGTTCATGCATTGGAACACGTTGCATTGCTGATGTATACTCGTAAGTGCCATCTACCTTAAATGTTTTAGAAGTACTTTCTAAAGTAACCCACGGAGTTGCGTATAATGGTATATGAGATGCTTCTTCAGCAGGATTTCCTGCTTCTGTATTAAGTTTAATTGGATGTTCCTTCCCACCACCACTCTTAAGAAATATACATGCTAATGATGTAACACTAATTGCCTCTTTACTAGTAACATTAAACCAATCTGTTGTTTTAATATTATATGTACCAGTAGTAGTTTGTTTCATATTGCCATTAATAAAGAAATGAGCATGTCCCTTACCACTTACTGAACTTGGATTTGTTTCAACTCTTAAATTGTGTCCAGCAAGCATAACCAAATCCTCACCAGATTGTATATGAACATTTTTATCTGCAAGTAAATTCATATTGCCTTCAGTATGCACACTAACATCTTGCTTACTAAAAATATCAATTTGTCCTGCGTTTGTCATCTCAACCCAGGCACTACCTGTAGCATTGCCTATATAGATAATACCATCTGTATCATTTAATAATATTTGATGACCAGTTCCAGTGCGTAAACGTATAAGTTGACTTTCACCACTATTGTCACCATCATCCATAATAAAAGTGTGCCCGGTTTTACGTGACGATGGCCATTTATATCCACTATCGTCAACTTTACTAACCAACCCTTGGGTTTGTTCTGGGCCGCCGGTATTTAATGGGCCTGGTGTGGAGATTCCAAATACGTTTGAAGGAGATTCTCGTTGAGCACCGGATGTTGACAGTCCTCTTGCATAATCACCTTGTAACCCTTGTTCTAATAGAGTGTCAATTAATGGGTGTACTGGACGTGGTATGTTGCCCCATGCTTGTGATGTCTTATGTCCAATTTTATTATACTCTGCTACTGGTACTTGTGCAGCTTTATCAGCAGATACTGCGCCTTTGCCAGCTGCTGAAAATAATTTTGCTTCAGTTGTTCTATCAGTTTTATGAAAAGTAGGACTTACAGGAATACCTGGAACCATATGTAACATGAAAGCATCTGGTATATAAGATATAATATATCCTTTCTCTCTATCTCCCTCGACAAATATTACTAATACTTGGCTGTCAACATCAGGAGTTGGGAACCACATACCATATGATTTGGTAGTATTGTCATAACTCTCTGGTGTTGCTCCTTGAGCATTTGTTCTGCCATAATATGGCAATGCTAGATTGCATAATACTATATTTTCTATCAATTCATGTTTTTTTGCAGGATTAATTTCACTAGATAAACGTTGGCCAACTAAAGCAGGTATATATACAGCAATTCGACCCATGCCGGTATCATCGCCATATCCTTTAACAATTCCTATATATGGACCAGCATTGGGATTAACTGATTTATTATGTTCGCCGGCCGGCTGGCGCGCCGGAAGGCCTGGACCTGTTGATGTTGCCATATTATTTGCCTATCTGTCGATATCTGTAAAGTATCCGATTTGTTTCCAAGTGCGGGTAATATTACCATATTTACCATGCGTGTTTTGATTTTCTTTACTTGCTGAATTGCCGATATCAAATGCCGCTTTGCGATCAGCCGCCGCCTGGGATGAAATAATTTCTAATCTTTTTTGTTGCATTAATGAATCATTGGCTCGTACTAATCCTTGATCAACGGCATTATAATTACTAGTGTTGGGATGTATTTCGGACCCAACCAATCCCAGTCCTTTCTTGCTAGATAATAAAATACGGCCAGCACCGTCTTGTATTACAACACCACTCGTAGTTACATTTGTTGCGACTGTTCTACCTTCCGCCGCCCTCCAAGCTGCTCCTTGTTGTGCTAATCTTTCTTGGCGAGAGGCAGCTACTGGTGATTTTTCATTTAAAACTGGAGTCATTGTATCACTCATTCTAATACTAAAATTATCATGTGGATTAGCTCTGCCAGCAAATGTAGTAGTATCCACAGAGGTAGTAGCAATATTTTCTATACCAGCTCTCCTTGCTTCGGCTGCTCTAAACGCCACAGCATTTTTTGGATTATTATTTTGTATTGCATTTGTATTTGCATCCATAAAAGTATCCTGTGCTCGAGATTCAACTGAGCCTCTACCACCTGAAAATGCATCAAAATTATCTACACCATCTACCGAACTGTTGTTTGCTTGCTCGTTTACTAAGGCATTTTTCTGATCAGGCAGGCTTGAAAAATCGTCAACAGGAGGCGTACCAAAAGCTGGTGCATTACCACTTGTTTCAATATCCATGCCTGACTTAATTCTGTTGTTTAACCAAGAAAAATCGTCTACTTCGGCATTGGACTTTAGGTCGTTTGGATCTTTATAACTTAATGGATTTGTTGCTTCACGAAATTGATTATATTCTCGCGTCATATCCAAAGATTGCAAAAACTCACCATTATTAAAAGTATTCTTAACGGTCCAAACCCTGTAATAGCCACCTAATGTACTATTTTTAAATCTCTTATCACCTATATTAAAATCTGTTATGCCTGTTGCTTCATTTATATCTTCAGGTGTTCTATATACAAGGTATACATGACAGTCTGCTTGGTCACATAATACTGCACCACTAGCAGGATCTACGGCCAGTTTTTTATTATTAGTGCAAACTTTATTCTTTGTTGTCATAGCAAGTATACCATCTTGCTGTAAATAAGCTGGATCGCCTATAATGTTTAATGTGGCACTCATCATATCAGAACCAACTTGCCTGTATAAGTTTTCCATTAAAGTGCCAGCAGCTTGTTGTACTCCTGTTGCGTTATTTGACTTTTTAAATTTGGCCTTCGCATCAGGATTTTGACCACCACCACTTGTCATATCATAACCTGCTTCTTGAGTTCCAGCTGGTGGCACGATTGCAACAGATGTTGAGTCACTATCTCCGCTTTTATCGCTTGTACCCAGTCCCATCATTGCCATAAGGAATGAATTTTCAAATTTAATTTGTAAATCAAGAATATCAAGATTTTGTCCCATATATTGATATTGATAGTTACGTGCAACTGGTGGCATATCACCATCACCAGGTTTTGCCGTAGCATCAGTAGCCACTGGGTCAGTTATTAAAAAAGGATCTATTTGTATAATAGTTGTAGAGGAATATGCGTTTCGTATATTATCATATTCATTTAATTTTTTAGCATATGTTATTTTCCACCACTTTAATCCTGCGCTTGGATTTTTTAATACTCCCTTTTTACGTAAATCTTTAACAGCAGATGCTTCCATTGCAGCTATTGGATCATTTAATTGATCAGTAATGTAAGTACTGTCACGTAATAATTGCTCAAGTAATGACAAATATGATTGTCCGTTGTCGGCAATCACCCATCTTTCTTCACCATCAGTGCCAGTTCCAGTAAATCGGACATTTGTTTTGTGTTTATAAACTTTATCTGCTTCTTTTATCTTTACGCTTGCATGAGGCCCTGGTCGGCGCGTTGCACCTGTGTGTATCATTGTTTGCTTGGCTACTTGTGGGGGTATAAATCCCTTTGCAATTTCAGGTGCGATAGAAAATTCTATTCTATCAGCAAATTCTTGTTTTGCCGGGGCGATCACTTTCGGTTCACCAGTCCCAGAAGTTCCTCTTCCCGCAAAACTCCCTGTTGCGGCTTTTGAATTATCTAGGGTTAGTGCGTCCTGTTCTTTGCTAAATGATTCTTTAATTTGGGTACAAAATTCCTCTATATTTTTTCCTGTTAATGTTTTCATATGCATTGCATTTGTTATG